GCCCTTATCATCATACTTCTTACAGACTAAAATCTGCATCGAACCAATTGGGCAGAGACTTTTAAGTCTTTCTTTTGCGGCAAGACCAAATTGTTTTTCAACCAAGTCTCTTGTTCTACTTTCAGGTGTATCGATTCCAGCAACACGCACTCTCTCACGGTGCAACCAGACACCAAAGCCAAGGTCAATATCAATATCAACCGTGTCACCATCGACAACCCGAAGGATTTTACATCTATATTCATACATCTGGTTTGAATCCTTTTAACTTTCCATTATTGAATTTGATTTCATCTTTTTCTTTATCATACTCAACTTCGGTCGTTCCTATTTCAACTTCTTTGAATTTCGTTTGAACCTTCTTGGGTGTGGTTCTAAACTCTACTGTTTCGTTCTTAGATGGTTTATCATCTTTCTTTGGTGCTAGTGTATATTGACTTGCAATCAATAGCAAAACTGCTAATGGGTCAAATACAAATATCAACAATAGAATAACAACACGAACTGCTTTGTCGAGTGTTGTGTCATCTTGTTCTGCACCATAAATTAGTTCAGCAATATATTTAACTGGTCCAAATTCTGCTTCAAGTTTTCTGAATTCAGTCTCTAGTTCAAATTTTTCTTGTTCAAGTTCGAGGACGTTTTGGTTGATTGCTTCGATTGCTTCTCTGTCAACGGATACTGTTCCGATTTCATTCTGCAATCTACCGTTTGCGGAAGCCAGTCGAGATACCTCAGAATTTTGCAACTCACGCAGTCTTCTAATCTCTTCCCTGGCTTGCGACACAATTCGTGTGGACGATGCTTCCTCACGTTCTCTAAATGCTTCGACTGCTCTAGCAGTACCAGGACCAAACCTACCATCTGCCCTTACTCCAACTAATACTTGTAACGCTTCGATATCGTTTTCGCTGGTGAACTTTTCAAGCAATGCAAGATTACCACGAGCCTCTTCGATGATTGTATTTTGCTCTGAAACTAGTGTCTCATAGCGGGAATTTATTTGCTCAATTTGTTTCTCATTCTGTACAATCTGCGCATTTTGTTGCTCATTCTGTACATTTGCAACATTCTCTAGTTCTTCAATTCTATTCTTTTGGGTTTCAATTTGCTGTTCAATTCGAACAACTAAACTTGCATTCTGTTCTACTTCGGCTGTCTGTTGAATGTGTGCCTTCGATAAAAAGCCAAAAATTCCCATGCTGGTAATCAACATGAGAACAACAACTGCCATAGTCAAATATGTTTTGAGCCACCACGTTGCTTGCTTCCAATATCGGTGAAGCCAGACAGTAGTAGTGAGTTTACCAATCTCTAAAACAGAACCCATAATAACTACAGGTAAGACTGCCGCAGAGAAGATAGTAACCAACCCAATGATTGAATAATAAGCCGCAACTGCCGAAATGGCAAGTGCGACCGCTAATACGAAATACGCCAAGGTTACCCCCTAGTCAAAGCGAGTAGTCTGTCAATTTGCTTCTGTACTGCTTCTTCTCGGTTAGCCCAACGAATGTATTCTTTATCTGAAGACTTCAAAAGATTAACTAAAAGTGGCATCATCAACTTTTCCACTTCTTCAAGTTTCTCTCTTACCTCAGCCTCTACGATGGCTTTGCGTTCTTCAATCTCTTTTGACTGACTTGCAATAGCATCCAGCAACATTTCAATTTTGCCTTCAAGTCTGCTTACACCTTCGCTAGTGTTAGTTAGTGTACTCGCAACCTCTTCAGAGATTGCGGCTGTTTCTTCTTTTTGCTCAAGAGGTTCATCAATAGCACTAAAACCAAAGTCGTGTGTACTATCCAAATACTCTTGAGGAATCCGTGAGTAATCTATGCTCATATGAATAAGTCCTCTAATGAAGCCTTCTGTTCTGCCGACCACCCAATATGTGTTAAGATTGCATCAAGTGGCTCAACAAAAGACTTTGAAAATTGTTCGTCTTTGTTTACATATTTAGTCAACTCGAATTCGTCTGGTAGTGTGCCATCACTAGGAAAAGATAAACAACCGACTGTAGACGGATTAGGCTCTCGCATGTAAAGAAACTTAATCTTGTCACCCTCTTTGACCTCTTGATACTTACGTTGAAGTTTGTTGTCTTTGAGGAGTTTGTTATACACGATAGCACCCTTCACATGCATAGGAGTACCCTTAGCATAGATTGTCGTACTATCACTGTACTTCTGAACACCGTTGCAACCTCTTGGGAACGCAATGTCTTGCAGAGGTAGGTTTTTGAATTCTGATTTGAATTCTGAAACGTAGTTCTGAATAGTATTTTGGTCGGCTGTCATAATCAACTCAAGTGCATGTTTAATCTTATCACGGCAAACTGTGGGTGTTGAAGATTTCACGGCTTCGATACCTGACATCTTCAATTTTGCCTTGTTATAACGTACACCTTCGTTGTCCCATACATTGAGAATATATCTTTTCTTTGCAGTCCAGATTGCTTTATCAGCAATCGCTTCACGCTTCATCTGCATCTTTTGTGCATATGCGTTTACATAAACGGCAAGATTTTCAAAACTCTTATCAATAAAAGGTTCAATTTTCTTTTCAGCAACTCGGTCAAGGAAGTCAACCTTCCGCCTGTTATCCTCACTTTTCGATACATCACTTCCCGTCTTAAACACACTAGCAACAAGTTTGTCAAAAACAATGTATATTGAATCCGTATCCGACGCCACAACATAATCTTCTCCTTCCGTCTTCAACAGTTTGTTGAAATAATCATTGATATCATTCGCAATCCAGCGAATACTAAACTGACCACCATAGGTAATTGCTTCAGCCATACGCAAATCATAGAAGCGGAAGTATTGATTACCCAATGCACCATAAGCAGAGTTTAACTGAACTTTCTTAGCCAACTGTGTATTGTTATACGCAGATGCCAGACGCTTGTGTTCTGCTTTCTTTTTAGGGTCAGTTTCTTTCTCTGCTTTGTTCAGTTCTTCAAGCATCAACCGCTTGTACTTCTTACGGTCGTTATACATGCGTTCCATCATACTTGCGAGGAAACCTTGCTTGTCGGTTCTGAATAAAGCACCATTCGGACATACTGTCATGCCATCATCTTTAAGATGTGACAAGTCATATTTCTTTTCAAGTAGTCCATCAACATCAACTTGTAAAGTCTGACCCTCAACCAAAGTCTCTGGTGAGATATTATATTGCATAATCAAGTGCGGATATAGACTGTTCAAGTCAAATGACATAAGCCAGTTGTGCATACCTGTAAGTGGTTCTTTTACATACGCACCTGCATATCGTGCAGACTTGTCTGACTTGCGCTTTGCAGGCATTACAAGTTTTGCCTTCTTAAACTCATTGAAGATAAGTGTATCCCACATTCGCACTTGCGCATATACGTCTTGGTGATTAACCTTTGCGTCATATGCAAGAGATACAGCCATCTCAATCAACTTCATCTTGTCTTCAAGTTTATCGACAAGTTCAACGTCTTTCACGTTATACTCAATAAACTTTTGATAGTCTTGTTGATAAAGTTTGTGTAGTGAACCGTATTCAGAGTAATCAAGTTTACCTGTGTTCAGTTCGACATTTGCAATGTAGTCAAGTCGATAACTCTCATGGTTTGATACAGGAGCAAACTTGCGATACAGTTCATAGTAATCAAGTGTACTGATACCAACCAAGTCATAAACAACTTGCTCTCGCCCTTGCACATTTGTTCTACGTTCACCAACCATTCCCCAAGGTGACATTTTTCGTGTCATCTTCTCGCCGAGAATTTTGTTACAACGATTTACAAGATAGGGGATATCAAAGAATTGAATGTTCCAACCTGTGATAATGTCAGGCTGAACTTCATTCCACAAGTCGAGGAACCGCAGAAGCAGGTCTGCTTCATCACGGCATTTAATCCAGTTTACGTCATCTCGGTGTGGTGTATATTCACCATAACCAAGAACGTGGTAAACCCCTTGTGTTTTGATTGTGATTGAAATTACTGGTTCAAGTGCAGTGTCTGGTTGTGGAAAACCATTGTCTGAACCAGTCTCAATATCGAAGTTGGCAACAACAAGTTTATCCATTTCCCATTGAATAGTCTCTGGATACTCATCTGCAACATAACAATATTGATAGTTGGTATTACCGAAAATCTCAAAGCCTGATACATCATCATACTGCTTAACAAAGTCTCTTGCATCACGGATGCTACCTTGCAATACAGGAGATACAGAACGACCTTCGAGTGTTTGAAATTTAGATTGCTCTTTGCCATTGTTAGGGACAAATAAAGTTGGCTGATAAGGTACCCGCAGATTGCGTCTTGTGCCGTTATCATACTCACGCACAAGAATGTTGTTTCCTATCATTGCAACATTCGTATAGAATTTCATATATTCATCACCTTCACTATTAGACCGTTCATGCTATCATCAAGCACAACTTGACAACTTAGACGACTATTATACTCCACATTCTCCGCTAAGTCAAGCGTAAATTGGGCTAATTCGTCCATCTCTATTTGATGGTCAGATAAAATTTTAACATGACAAGTAGCGCAAACACAGTTTCCACCGCAGTCACCGAACAAGTTAGGAATTGCTTCCATTAGTGTATCGCCGACTGCGGCTTCTACTATTTCTTGCTTACCGTCATTGATAACGGTAATCTTCATTTAGATAATAATCTTTTTCTCTGGTGGTGTTAGTACGTTACCAAACACCTTTTGATACTCATTAAGTAGTTCTTGCTTGGGTTCTACAATAAACATAATATGCTCTTCTCGCACGGTTAGCGTCTTGTATGATGCATATGCCATAAACTGCATAATGCCAAGATTACCACCACCTTGAGGAATGATAATACAAACATCCTCAAATTCATTTACTGACTTTGCTTTCGCAAGTAGTTCTTCACCAGTGCTAAGACGCACCAATACGACATCACTCATTCTATACTCCCATTTTTTCCATAGTTTTAGGTCCGACAATACCGTCTGCGACTAGTTCGTTTTCGGCTTGCCATGCTTTGACAGCGGCTTCAGTCCCTGGACCAAAATCACCATCTGCGGTGATACCAAGTGCTTCTTGTACTTTCTTCACTTGTTCACCTTTTGAGCCACGTTTGATGATTGTATAACCCTGTGGATTATCATCTGGCAATTCAGGTGCTTCACCACCCAATACCTCAATCGCTTCAGCCCAATGTTTCATTCTATCTGCTAGTCCAATAGTGCCACCGTTAATACGCTTGGTCATTCCAAGAATGTCCATACGGTCACAATATCTGTTAATGTTGTTTTCTTTCCAAAACCAACATGCGCTTTCAATAGCACCTTTAGAGGTTCGAACATATTCAGTGGCTTCTTCTGCCGACATTCCAATGTCCCGCCCAAATTCTGTGTAGTTATATCTGCCAGTCAGTTGAAGGAAACCGCCACCGCGGAACATCCATCCATCACCACTGTCAGTGTCGCCATTATCCATTCTGTTTGCATAGACTACATTTGCAATCTTCTCAGGTTGACGATGATATTCTTGTGCATCTCTACCCGCTCTCACAAAATATTTACCAAAGATGGCGTTCAATGCTTTTGCTGAGTAATTAAGATTTTCTGAGAGAACCTTGAAGCCTGCGCTTTCATGTCCACATTGCGCAATAAAACCCGCAACACGAGGAACGGTTGTAATATCGTATTTTGGAAAGATTTCAAGCATTGCTTCATGCAAATCACCTGTGTCTTTGTGTAGTATTGCGTCAAGGTGACCCTTTTCAAATTCGAATTCCATTTTTCTTGTTTCTCCTGTGTTAAAAAGTGGTGCCAGATAATCCAGCACCACTTTATGTAGCAGTTTACTCTTCTGTAAGTAATTGCTTTTCTGAGACTGTTCCAATCTCAATTTTGCGAGGTTTCTTCTCTTCAGGAATGATACGTTCTAGTTCGATTACTAGAATTCCGTTATCAAGGTCTGCGCCTTTGACAACTACATCATCTGAAAGTGTGAAGGTGCGGGTGAAGGCACGAGTGCCAATTCCTTTGTGAACAAAGTTTTTCTCAACCTCAGGATTGGACTTCTTACCAGTAACGAGCATGTTACCTTCTTTAAGTTCAATATCGATTTCGTCTTTTGCGAAACCTGCAACTGCGATTTCCACTGCATAGCGTTCATCACCATCTTTGATGATGTTGTATGGAGGATATCCGCTTTGTTGTTCCTGAATGTTGTGCAAACGATTAAACGCTTTGTCAAATCCAATTGCACGGTCGAGTAGATTTTCGATATGTTCGAAATGTGTCATTTTGCTATCTCCTTTATTAAGCAAGATTGATTTATGATACCCTTACGGCGTATCAACATATATTTAGTCACTAAATCAAAAAATTCAAGTATTACTCTGAGGTTTTTTCTTCAGTGACACCATCACCAGTTGAACCAAAACCACCATTACGGTCAGTCTTAATTTCTGGTTTATCTTCGATAGGTTGAAGCGCAAACGTCAGTGCCATAGTCAAATCGGCTTGACAGATACGTTCATTATCGATGATATTCTGGACCACTTCAGTGTTGTTCTGCAAGATTGCATAAACAGGTTCGACATAATCGCAATCGACAATACCGATACCGTTAGCAAGTGACAGACCTTTCTTTAGTGCATGTCCTGAACGTGTGTAGAGACGTAAACTGTAACCCAAGGGGATATCAAAAATAAGACCCGTTGGGATTAGCGCACGTTCTCCAGGTTGCAAGTTCACCATATCAGTTCGCTCATGCGACTTACCTACAGTGAATGTTTTCTTAATGTTCTTTGAAGTGTATACTGTGATTTCCATGCCTTCTTTAATGTACGCATGTAAATCGAAACACGCAGATGCCGCTGTGGCGACCGATGGGTCTGGAACGTCTTCTGCTGTTTTGTAAAATTTCAATGGATATGGAACAATCATTTGTGTCATAGTCTATTACACCTTCTTTTTGCCAATATTATATTTCGCTACAAGTTCCCAGTGATTTTTCTCTTTGAAGGGCAAAATCTTTACTTGTGAGATAGGTGCAAGCGGTTGCTCTACACTATCACTGTTAACCACCTTAATCAATCCCCATTCGCCTAGCAAGTTACAAATAGTATTGCGCCTAGCGATATCTTGTTCTCCAAAATTTGAAGGCTTACCGTCTAGTGCAAACAACTCTTTGAAATGCACGATATAGTATTTGCCCTTCTTATGAAGAATGTGACAAGATTGATATAATTTTTTCTCTTTTCGTGAGGCTACGCCAATACGAGTTAGTGTTTCCCGAACTTTCAGAAAATCGTCCTCATTTACAAGGGTAACCTCAATCATGTTTTCAACTGAAGTCATCTCAATTCACTCCTAATTATCTACCACCAATAAAGGTGTTTTTCTTTATGTTTTCAAAATCATCGTCTGTCAATAAATCAACTACTGCTTCCGCTTTGCGTTTTGAGTAGTTAAAGTAATTTTGCACGATTTCTACCTTGGCGACCTTTTCGGGTTTTACCCACTTACCAAACCGTTTACGAGGTCTAACACTATTTAGTAAAAACTCATATTGTAGTTTTTTATCCAAATGTGAAAATCTATTCATCTCATTTGCATGGGCAAGAGTGTCCATGTGATAAGACAATGTTCGGTTGGTAAGAAATGGGTCGTAACCTTTTTCAGCAAGTTCATCATTTTCAGTATCACGCATCATATTTGATTTACCATACGTTACACTGGAAACATACTCAAAAGCACTACTCATTCTTATCACCCTTCCATTTTGACAAACTCAACATCTGCATTTCTGAGATGATACGAGTATCGTCAATAATACTTAGTAACCTCATATCTGACTTATTTAACATATACATGTCACGTCCGTCACTGGTTTGTGTAGTAGTAAATTCCCGTTTGTCTTTAGGTGAATGCCATATCTTAACACGCTTGTTAGATTGATGGCTAGGAGTTTCAACAAAGATGAGAATATCGACTTCTTTACATTTCTTCACTTGGTTCTGTAGAACAGTGAAAGAGTTTTTCATATGGTAGGGTTGTTGTGTCTTAACTTCAACATTCCAAACCTCACCTTTCTTAGACTTCAACTGCATATCTTTCTTGCGGTCAAAGACTGAAACACTGCTTTCTACAATGAAACCTTCGTTCTGAAAATACTGGGCAGTTATATTCTCACCCAACTGACCCAATAGGTTCATCTTATTTTCTGTAGTTATACCCATCACTCAAACTCACAATTCATCATCACTTCAGTTAGAAAGGCAACGAAGTTGACTTCTTGGTCGGCAACGAATGCAGACTTATATTGATAATCAGCAATGTGTAACACCAACTGAGGAATAGAACCTTTCTTCACATACTCATATGAACCATCATAGATGTTTCTGAACAGTGTAGTCGGGTCATTATCAATATTCAAGGCAACCCATTTGCGCATTTCACCAAACTCTTTTTTCTTCAAGTTACCCATCAAACCTTTGATAGATGTATCAGCGATTTGGGTTAGGATGCCCTCATCGATTTTACCACTTGGAGAATACCGTTGTAGTTCATTCAGAATACGGCGAAAGTCTGGAAAGTGCTTAGTGATTAAACTAGCAACAACCTTAGGTGTGTAAGTGACTTCCTCAGTCTGCAAAATGTTATCAACACGTTTGAAGAATTGAGCCGCCATAGTCTGTTTTGCAGACTTGTCGATTTTGAAATCAATAACTGAACACCGACTGTGCAGTGGTTGAATGATACGGTTCTTAAAGTTACAAGTTAGAATGAACTGACAGTTCTTTGAGAACTCTTCAATGAACCCACGAAGAGCGGGCTGTGTTGAGTTGGGGTTCAGATAATCAGCCTCATCGAGGATAACAACTTTACGACTACCAGTCAAGGAAACAGTAGACGCAAAATTCTGAATATCTGTTCGAAGTGTATCAATACCACCATTCATCGAACCGTTGATAATGATATAATCGATACCCAACTCTTCACATAAAGCACGGGCAACCGTAGTTTTACCTGTGCCTTGTGTACCAGACAGAAGTAGATTGGGTACTGCACCCGCATCTACAAACTGCTGGAATGTTTGCTTCAACTCATCTGGTAGGATAGTTTCAGCAATCGTTTTTGGTCGATACTTTTCGACCCATAGAAAATCATCACGCATATTTCACCTCACGCATTATATAAAATTTTGCATAACAGTATTTGTTATGATAGCAAAGCAAGTAAGAATGTGAAGGACCACCCAAAGAGTACGCAAGATTGCAACTCTGTCAGCCCGATTGTCATCCTCAAATGCTTTTTGTCCAATCGCTTTACACCAGTATTTCCACATGGATTAACCATATGTCGAACCAGTTTCGACTGCTACGAAGTATCGTAGGTCTACTTTGGTGCTAGTGAATAGTCCGTAACGTGCGGTCAGTTTAACATTGTATGCACCAGGAAGCATCTTCAGGTTCTCAGTTTTGAAAACCATTTTGAATGGTACTTCAGATTGATGCTCAACAGATACATCAAAGGTGTTCGAAGTATCATTCTTAATATCACATGCAGTAATGACAGTTGGATTTGAACCGTCAGACTGAATTACAATATCAGGTGTTCCAAGAACAGAAGCACCACGAAGAACCTCTTTCAGATTAGTAGATGAAAGTTCAAACTCAACATCTGCATCAGTCGGTAGGTCTTTATCTGGTGGTGAAATCACCATGCTTTCGTCTGCATAGAAGTATTTGATTTTCGACTTGCCGTTACCGACAACCACATTCAAGTCACCAAAATCAAAGGACGCACTTTCGTCAAACAACGATACTGCACCAAGAAATTGGTTCAAATCATAGATTGCAAAGTCAGCCTGAAAGTTTTCTGGTACTGAACACTCTGCAAGAATGTTTTTCTGTGGACTGATAGTACGCAGGCGATTACCCGACTTTACTGCAATACCTGTATTGATAGAAGAAAAGTTCTTCAATACGGTCAAGGTTTCATTACTAATTTTCATCATACATTTTCTCCGTTTGCAAATTTATTTGCTGTTTCAAGTTGAGTTTGAATCCACTTTGCGGCTTCTTTTGCAGTCATTGCATTTTCGTCCACAGGTGGAAGTCTATCGTCTTGACCAATACCTCTGATAACCGATGCACTAAGCATGATAGCAGAGGACATAATCAAGGCAACGTGCGGCAAACCCGAACCGCCTTCGGCGTCATCATTTTCACGACCACGCTCAAAATCTTCAATATGTCTTTTCAGACTGTCAATCATCTGTTGCCAGGGCAGACCCTTTTCCCAGTTACGATTGTCATATTTGTTGGCACCATATTCAAGTGCCGCCGCTCCTGCGGCTAATGCCTCTAAAGGCAACTGTCTGAAATAGGGAACACCGATGCATTCTCGCATCGCACCAGTCTCAGATTTTTTCCATTCTTTTGACAAATTTAATCTCCTCAATTCTTAACACATAATAACAGGAA